AAGCACTACAAGAAGCATTAACAAAAATTGAACAACTAGAATCAAGAATAGAAACACTAGAGGGATAAATGGCAAATACAAAGATACCAAGTGAACTTATAGCAGATAACTCTGTAGGAATAGCAGCTCTAAATGTAAGCGATGGCTCTGATGGGCAGGCATTAACTACCAATGGTGCAGGCACTTTAAGTTTTTCAACAATAAGCAGTGGTGCTACAAGTCTTAATGGACTATCAGATTGCAAAACTTTTGGCACTTCATCTTTGATGATTGGGGACACTACAACTGGTACAATTGATGCAGCAGATAATAATGTTGGTGTAGGTGTAGATGTCTTTGCAGCTTTGACAACTGGTGATAGAAATATAGCTATTGGTACTAGTGCATTAACAGCTAATACAACAGGTGCTAGAAATGTTGCGGTTGGACATCAAGCATTATTAACTAATGTAAACGGAAGTAGATCAGTAGCAGTTGGTCATAATGCTTTAAGTGTTCAAAATTATTCAAGTGCTACAAATGGATATAATGTTGCTGTAGGACACGAAGCATTGGCATCAAATACTACTGCGACAAATAATACTGCAGTTGGTGCATTAGCATTAACAGCAAATACCACAGGTGCTAGTAATGTAGCGGTTGGTACAAGTGCTTTAGATGCTAATACAACCGCTAATAATAATGTGGCTATGGGTTATGCTGCATTAGGCTCTAATCAAACAAGTTCAGGTCTTACTGCTGTGGGTCACCAAGCTTTAGAAAATTCTACAGCTGCACATAATACAGCAGTTGGCTCAAATGCTTTAGGTTTAAACACGACAGGAACACAAAATGTTGCTCTTGGTTCTTCTGCTGGTAGAAGTTGCACAACTGGTGTTAACAATGTGGCTATAGGTTACGCATCTTTAGATGGTGCTACAACAGCACATAATAATGTGTCAATTGGTCGTTATGCGATGATATTTAACACAACTGGTTCTACCAATGTGGCGATAGGCTCTAATGCAATGTATGCAAACACCACAGGTAATTATAATATAGGAATTGGTTATGCTGCCCTTGATGGTAATACCACAGCAAATAGCAACACAGCAATTGGTTATTTTGCACTTTCAGCAAATACCACAGGTGCAGGTAATACTGCTGTAGGATATACAGCAGGTTATCAAAATACTACTGGTACTGGCAACAGTATTTTAGGTTTTCAAGCAGCTTACTCATTAACTACTGGCTCAAATAATACAGTCATGGGTTATAACGCCTTAGGAAATGGTAATGTTTCATCAAATACAGCTATTGGTCATGGTGTATTGGTTAGCTCTACTGGAAATAATAATACAGGTGTTGGAGCAGATTGTTTGGCAGCAAATACTTCTGGTGCAGGTAATACTGCTGTAGGAACAGATGCAGGTAAAAATATAACCACAGGCTCAGAAAATGTTGAAATAGGAATTGGTGCAAGATATATAACCACAGGAAATTATCATACTATTGTGGGTGCATATTCTAGTCCTGCAAATACAAGCACTAATAGTGAGGTTGTTATTGGCAGAAATGTTGTAGGGGTTGGTCAAGGTTATGCAACTTTTGGTTCAAGCTCTAGTAGAACTTATGTTTCTATGGGCTCAACAACTTGGGGTTCTACTTCAGACGAAAGACTTAAAACCAACATTGTAGATGAGCCAGTGGGTTTAGATTTTATAAATGATTTAAGACCAGTCAAATTCAATTGGAAAAAGAAAAAGGATGTAGATTCAACCCTGTTTCCCAATATACATGAAGCTGATTCAGAGGACAGGGTTCAAGATACTGGTGATGGTATAGATATGCATGGTTTTATTGCACAAGAATTAGAAGCCACTGTAGCAAACTATTCAGACTTAGGCGATTTAGGACACCAAATATATAAAGAAACTGACGATGGAATTTACACTGCTGCACCAACAGCATTGCTACCAATGCTTGTAAAAGCTATACAAGAACTTTCAGCAGAAGTTGAAACACTTAAATCACAACTAGGAGAATAAAATGAAAACAGTATCAGAAGTACTAACAGCAGCAACCGATAGCGTAACGCTTATTAATGACATTAACACTAAAGGTGCTAATTCAATATACGCAGGAGCATCTAATGACATAGAAGGAAATGTAGTAGCTTCTACATGGACTCAAGCAGAGATAAATGAAACCGTACAACGTAACGTTGACCACATCGAACTTATCTTGGCTTACACAGAGCCAGATGTAGCAGGAGACTCATCAGATAAGTCTAGCTACACAGATGCGATTGCTACTGGTAAGGATTACATTTCTAACAATTCTTGAAATAATTATCCTGATAGAGGTTATTAGCTTTATAATTAATAGAAAGAAACTAGAGTGGATTGATTAAATTAAGTCCAAATTAACAAAATAGAATATTATGGCAGACACATATACAACAAACTTAAATTTAACAAAACCAGAGGTAGGTGCATCTACCAATACCTGGGGAACAAAAATAAATACTGACCTCGATACAGTAGATGGATTATTTAGTTCCACTGGTACTTCGGTGGCCATGAACTTAGACGGAGCAGTCATTGATAGTTCTGTTATTGGTGGCACTACTCCTGCTGCTGGATCATTCACAACACTAACAGCAAGCACATCTATTACAGGAAATGTTACAGGTAATTTAACAGGTAATGTTACAGGCAATGTCACTGGTGATTTAACAGGCAGCGTCACGGGTAATGTCACAGGCAATATTACAGGAACAGTTTTAACAGCAGCACAACCTAACATTACAAGCGTTGGTACGCTGACAGGATTTACTTCGGGTGGTATTGATGATAATTCTACAAGCACAATGATTACCTTAACAAATGGATATCAAGTATTTTTAACAGATTCTTCTAATAGCTCTCAAGAAGTCAACATAGGCACATCTAGCACTTTGGGTGGCAAGTTAAGTGTTCAAAGTGTTAACAACGAAGCTGCATACTTTAAAAATAATGGTAATGGTGGGGGAACTGGTAATGCGGTAGCTGCATTTCAAACAACAAGTTTTGTTAGCACGGCTTATGTACAAGCATTTTACAATTCTAGTGGCACATTGGCAGGTAGTATTTCTCTACCAACTGGATCATCAACCACAACAGCATTTAACACATCCTCAGACTACAGGCTAAAACAAAATGTAGACTATACATGGGATGCAACCTCAAGACTAAAACAACTCAAGCCAGCAAGGTTTAGCTGGATATCTGATGATGACAACACATTGGTTGATGGCTTTATTGCACACGAGGTTTCAGACATAGTTCCCGAGGCCATTACTGGCACAAAAGATGCTGTTGATGATGATGGTAATCCCGAATATCAAGGCATAGATCAAGCCAAGCTTGTGCCATTATTGGTCAAAACCATACAAGAACTAGAAGCAAGAATTACAGCCTTAGAAAGCTAAATGGCATTATTTCCAATAACACCCCCAGCAGGCATAGTCAAAAATGGAACTGACTATGGCAACAAAGGTCGTTGGGTCGATGGAAATTTAGTTCGCTTTGAAAATGGCTACCTTAAACCTATAGGTGGCTGGACAAAACTAAGACAAACAGCCTTAGATGGATCACCCATTGGAATGTATGCTTACAACGATAACTTGGGTGAACCTATATTAGCGGTTGGTACAACAGAAAAGGTTTATGTTTTATACGACAACACCTGGACTGATATTACACCATCGGGTTTTGTTAACGATGGAGATGCCGATCCTCTTGGTTATGGTGCATATCATTTTGGCGTAGAAGACTATGGTGATGCTCGTTCACAATCAAGCCTACCTTTAGATACAGGTCATTTTTCTTTCGATAACTGGGGTGAACATTTAATCTTTTGTTTTTCTGGTGATGGCAAGATTTATAAATGGCGACCCAATTCAGGCGGTACAGCCGATACCATAGGAACAGTCGTGACTAATGCACCTACAGGGTGTCAATCAATTATCGTGACCAACGAAAGACATTTGGTTGCTATTGGTTCGGGCGGAGATCCAAGAAAAATCTCATGGTCAGATAGAGAAGACAATACCAACTGGACATCTAAAGCCACTAACACCGCAGGTGATTTGCAAATACCTACAGGTGGTAGAGCAATCATGGCAGCTTCATTTGGCAATGATATTATTATCTTTAGCGATACAGGTATCAGTAGAATGTTCTATGCAGGCTCACCTTTTGTTTATGGTATTGCTGATGCTGGAACTAACTGTAAAGCAGTCAGTAGAAGATCTATTGTTTCTACTGGTAATTTTCTAGCATGGATGGGTGAAAATTCTTTCTTTATTTATGATGGCACTGTAAGAGAAATACAATGTGAAGTGCATGATTATGTTTACGATTTACTTAATTTGCCAGGTAGAAAAGCTTGTTGGGGTGGACACAATTCTAGCTTTAATGAAATATGGTGGGGATTCCCAAGCGGTGAACTACAATACGCACCAAACAAATATGTGATTTGGAATTATGGTGAAAATGTTTGGTCTATTGGTGAACTAGATAGAGGTTGTTGGGTTGACCAAGGTGTCTTTGATTTTCCAACTTCAGCAGATAACGCTGGGTTTATCTATCAACACGAATCAACTGTATTGGGTAACTCACCTAATTTAGGCGATGCTGTTCCATATGCGACCTCTGGGCCGATTGAAATAGGCAATGGTGACAATTATGTCCAATGCAATCAAATACTTCCAGACGAAGAGGCTAATACACTTCCAGGTGTCACCCTTAGTTTCAAAGGTAAATTTACTCCACTAGGCCCTGAAACGGACTTTGGATCATTTACTTTTGAAAGTGATGGTTATACCGATGCTAGGTTTACTGCAAGACAAGTCTCAATGACAGTCACAGGCAGTACCACACAAGATTTTCAAGTAGGAAAGATCAGATTAGATGTACGCAACAGAGGTAGAAGATAATGGATTTATCCTCACAAAGACAGTACATACAAAGAGCAACCAATGTTAAGTATTCTTTTGCAGCTACCACACAGCAAACTATCTATACAGCACCTAGCGGTGGTGACTTTGATTTTGCGATTATTAGAGATTTCATAGCTTGTGACCATGGTAATCAACAAACCAACTTAGATGTATCAATTACCGATACCAGTTCTAATGAGTTTTTTCTTTATAAACAACACAATATAACTGCATACGCTACAGATGAATTGGTACTTGGTTCAGGAATAATTATTCAACAAGGTGAAATAATAAAAGCACAAGTAAATCATGCAAACATTGATTTGATTTTAAGTATTATTGAATATGGAAAAGGCGA